GCGTGACGGGCTGCGCTCATACGTCTTCATACAGATAACGTCCAAGTGCTGCCCGTCACCGTGGATGAACTGGATATCCTGCGCCTTAGCGCGGGCCTTTGTTGCAGTGTCCATTAGTTTGCTCCCATGGAAAGATTCACAATAGCGCAGTCCGGGCGCTCCAGTAAGAGGCAATCTTATTATAGCGGCTCTTTCCTATGAACACCCGCCGGGCTACTCTAACGGCGGTCTACTTTTACCTAGGAGCAAACAAGTGAAACGCATGTGCATCGCATCCATCGGCATGAGCCTCGCCCTCGCCGCAACCTTCGCGCAAGCCGCAGCCGCCCCGGAATTCCGCCTCAGCGCGGGTATCGACGGGGGCAATTACTTCCGCAGTGCGGAGAACGTCAAGAAGATGTCCAACGCCGTGCCGATCTCAGTGCAGGACTCCAAGGGCTCGATCGACAACCTGGACTGCGTGACTGCCGGCACGGCAGACGGCGGCTTCGTCCAGTCGGATGCGCTCCTCGTCTACAGCGCCCGCAACGCGCGGGCAATCTCGGCAATCGAACGCGCCGGGGTACTCTACAAGGAACACGCGCATCTTCTCTGCAACCGCAACGCCGGCATCGGCCGTGTGACCGACCTCAATAAGTCACACACGCTAGCACGAGGGCCAGACGGCAGCGGCGGCGCCGTAACGTGGGACAGTTTCCGCCTCGCCGATAAGAAGCGGTACGAACCCGTGAACGTAGACACGCGAGGCGGTACCCGTGCGCTGGCAGCGGTCGCCGACGGGTCGCAAGTGCAGTGCTTCCTCTGGGTCGGCGCCCTGAACGCTTCCTTCATCAAGAACGAAGCGTCGCAGTACGGCGACCGCATCGTCCTCGTCCCAACCGACGACTGGGATATGGGTAAGGTGGCGAAGGACGCACGCGGCGCGGCGGTGTACGACTACGCTGAGATCCCTGCCGGCACGTACCCGCGCCTGCAACCGACCGGCACGGTATACGGCACTAAGGCCGTCAAGACGATTACGGTGGATGCGCTGTTCGTGACGTCTACGGCCTGGATCAACACTAACGAGGCCGCGTACGACCGCGTCCTCAAGGCGTTCCAGTCGGCGAAGCCCGCGATCGAGAAGATCGTCAACCCGGAGTAGGGGCCGGCGCAATCAGAGGCCCCCGGCCTAGCGGTGCGGGGGCTTTTGAAGACCTTAAACGTACTGGATGCGGTAGGTGCCGCGCGCTGCGGTGATGACGGCAGACTTGATGCGCTTGCCGGCGGACTTGCTGAAGCCGTACTTGACGCCGGCCGGCGTAGCGTTCGACGCGATGAAAACGTAGCCGAACTGCGTGAGAGCGTCGATTGCGTCTGAAAGGGTGTTGAAGTTACGCATTTGCTTGCTCCTTGCCTGTAAGTTCAGTTCTACGCTGACTTCAACGGTACGTAAATGAGGAATCTTCAGCGCAGCACAGAATTCTTGCTTCGGCCGGGGCCGGAGGCTAACCTGCGGGGGTGCGGCGGCGTGGAAGGACACCCTAGCTCTGATTAGCGGTTGCAAACGCTAATGAGGGCAGTAAGCTGGGGCCAGGGAAGACCCCTTAAAGCGAATAAAGGCACAGTCGGTATCGAGTCCGACCCGCACACCCTTTTGAGGAGCCCGCGATGTACGGTGGATGGAACTGGTTGAAGAGTCGGTTCGCTAAGGCGCAGCAAGAACCTGAAACCTTGCCCGCCGGCCCGGTACCTCCGGCGCCGGACTCGCTGTTAGGGGAGTTCGTTAATCCGCCGTGGCGCTACCCGATTCGGGATAATAAGGGTAAAGAATTCTGGTGGAACTGGAGGACGGGCACGTACGTTGCGTTCAACGACCTGCCCGAAGACTTACAGGTCCTCTCGATGAATAATGGGCGTACGCCCCTGTGAAGACGTTTTAGCCTTAAGCCCCTAGAATAGCCGGCACCGGCCGGCGGGTTTAAGGCAGCGTGTCGTTAACAGAGTGAAGTTCAATCGGGCTTACCGCCGCGCGCAAGTTGAGCGGCTGCGCCGCAACCGTAAACACTTCTGGGGCAACTATCCCGGCAGTTACTTATACGAAGAACATAACGAGCGGCGTCTAGGGATGCTCGTGGGTACTCCACACCCCTGTTCTGGATGGTGTTGCGGTAATCCACGCAAGTGGTTCGGGCAAGTAACGCAGCAAGAAAAGCGGTTCCAATGCGTAGAGGATTAACTTTTTCGGTGTTGGCCGCAAAATAATCCTTTACGGCTCCTCAAAGAGCCGCTAATTTTACGGTAAGTGTTAATTTCTGTCTCCGGTGCCAGGCCCCCGTCTCGGTACCGTCGAGTCCCGGCAACCCCTTAAGGTTTGCTCCCCGGAAAGGGGTTGCCGGGTTCACTCCCTATTCCAAAGACATCTAGGTGCTGCGCGGTACGATCTTGTATCGTATGATCCGGCCGCAGAGAAGGGGATTGCGCTCTATTCCCCACGCGCAGCGACAATTAAGAGTATAGATGGAACTCTCCCCCGCCGAACAGCTTGCGGCCCTGCCGCATCGCGAGCGGGAAGTCTTCCTCATGCAATTGACGCGTGAGGAACTCAACGCAATGCGTTGGGACTGGAAGTTCTGGGCCCGCCCGAAACAGCTTGAGCCCCCGGGTACGTGGTCAACGTGGCTGGCGATGGCCGGGCGCGGTTTCGGTAAGACCCGTTTAGGGGCGGAGTGGGTCCGGTCGCAGGTTTGCGGCAGCACACCCCTCGGAAAAGGCCGCGTCGGGCGTGTAGCCCTTGTGGGCACGACCGCAGCGGACGTGCGTGACGTTATGGTGCAGGGCCCGAGCGGCATCCTTGCCGTTAGTGCCCCGGACCAGCGCCCAACGTACCTGAAAAGTCAACGTAAGCTTGAATGGCCGAACGGGGCGATCGCCCTGACGTTCTCGGCAGAAGAACCCGAGCAATTGCGCGGCCCTGAGCATGATCTAGCCTGGGCTGACGAAGCTGCCAAGTGGAAGTACCCCCAGGAAACCTGGGATATGCTCCAGTTCGGTATGCGTATCGGGGATAACCCCCGGCAGCTCGTCACAACGACGCCTAAGCCTATCCCGCTCGTCCGCGCGTTGCTGGACCGTGAAGGTAAAGGCGTTGTCGTTACGAAGGGCAGCACGTACGATAACGCTGCAAACCTTGCAGCGCCGTTCTTGCGGCAGATGCGCGAGCGGTACGAAGGTACCCGTCTCGGTCGTCAGGAACTGCGGGCAGAAATGCTCGACGATGTGCCGGGCGCCCTCTGGACCCGCACAGTGCTTGACCGCCGCACCCCGAGCAATCCGCTCGGTGCTGGCCTCGGCTTCGAGCAAGCACTGCCTGATTTAAGCCGCGTCGTCGTCGGTGTAGACCCCTCGGGCTCTTCCGGGGAAGACGACTCGGCAGACAGCATCGGTATCGTCGTTGCCGGTATCGGTATGGACGGTACATATTACGTGATCGAAGACGCAACCTGCGACCTCGGCCCGGCCGGGTGGGCGCGGCGCGCAGTCGATATGTACCATCGCCATAAGGCGGACATCATCGTCGGCGAGCGTAACTTCGGCGGCGCGATGGTCGAGTATACCATCCGCACAATTGACCGGCAGGTCAACTATAAAGAAGTTACGGCGTCGCGCGGTAAGGTGCTGCGGGCGGAGCCTATTGCTGCGCTCTACGACCAGGGCCGCGTACGCCATGTTGGTGCCCTAGCAGATCTAGAGGACCAGATGTGCAATATGAGTAGAAGCGGGTACATCGGAACCGGGTCCCCCGACCGGTTGGACGCTTTGGTTTGGTGTATAACTGAACTAATGTCCGGTCAGGAAGACTACGATCCTGCGATGCTTGCGCGGTTGCTGGATTAAGTCATGCTGCGCACGATCCTTACCTTACTTGCCCTGTGTTTTGCCGTGTCGGCCGGCGCGGTTGACATTACAGGTGAGCACCCGTACGCGGTGTTGACGCCGGGTGACGTGCGGACGACAGACGCTGCGGTTGTTTGTGATAAAACGCAGAGCACCCGCACTGTCCGCAACGTGCCGGGCAGCTTGAAGCAACAGATTTACCGCGCGTACGGGTTGAACTCTAAGCGCGACGGCTGGTGTAATACTGAACAGGGTTGTGAAGTTGATCATTTGATCAGCTTGGAGCTCGGCGGGTCTAACGATCCTAAGAACCTTTGGCCGCAGCCGTACCAGGGCACCCCTTGGAACGCGCACGCTAAGGACGCGCTAGAGAACAAGCTCCACGCCCTTGTTTGCGCCGGGCGTATGACGTTGCCGCAAGCACAGATGGAAATCAGTGGCGACTGGATCGCTTCCTATAAGCTCCATATCGGGGCAACACCCCCGGAGTAACCATGGCGGAGAACCCTACAGCCGCCGTTCGGATCAGTAACGTTAAGGTCAAGGACGGTTTGCAGAACTTTGAGGCCCGCATCGGCCTCGGTACTGACAACCAAATGAATGCGTCGCGGTACGGCTTTACGCCGATCACACGCAACCGCCAAGAACTTGACAATATGTATCGCGGGTCTTGGATCGTACGCGCAGTCGTCGGTACGGTTGCTGACGATATGACCCGCGCCGGTATCGAGATTACCGGGGCAACACCCCCGGAAGAGATCGATGTACTGCAGAACGCAATGCGTCGGCTGGATATCTGGGGCAAGATCGCTGAGGGTGCCCGCTGGGGGCGCCTGTACGGTGGGGCGATTGCTGTCATGCTCATTGACGGGCAGGACATGGGAACACCCCTGC